CAGATGTTAAGTCACCATATACAAAACCAATTGCACCAGAAGTATTTCCTTTTACTTGTACACCATTACTATGATTTGCAGTTAACAGTGGTGATGGTGTATCTGAAAGAGTTAAGTAAGTAAACATTCTAATATCAAAAAGATATAGATTATAAATTGCATCAGTATTTCCAACAGTACCAGAAGCATACTCTATTGTTCTTGCTCTTGAAAGACCAATCTGAGTGCCTGATGCTGTTCCTCTTGTAGAAATGTTGTCATCAAATAAATCTAATTCTTTATAAGGTATGGTTTCACCTGTAATGCTCGTGACGGCAGGTTGATTATAAAGATTTGTTATTTTTACAAAATTACCTAATTCTGCGTTTACTGTTCCTGTATTAACTGTTTCAAAATTTCTAGATTTATCCACGTCTTTAAATGTGACAGCAGTTTTTTCAATTTCATATCCACGAACATAAGCTTTACCTGGTGAAATTGAAAGAACAAATTTATCTTCACTTGCAATATTACCGTCATCAGTACCATCACCAACAGAATAAACACCTCTAAATTCAGTTCCTTTATGCCTGTTACTTATACCTTCTCTAGCATCCAACTGAAATGGTCTTACTGTATAATCACCAGATTCATCAAATGTGCGTCTTGCTAGTGTGTCACCAAGAACTGAATAGTCCGTAGGTCTTGCATCTATTTGTATATCAGAATCTTTGATTGAAGTAATTTCTACAAAATTTTCATCGGCAACAGAATTTATTGGTAAACTTGTAAGGGTAAGAGATATTTTTAATCGATGAGCACCTTTAGCTGCAAAATTTGATGATCCTGTAGCATTATCTGTTAACGATTCATCTATTTCAGGTGTGAGTAATTCCTCTGAAACTGTAAATCCTATTCTGGCAGATGCTTCTATATCAGTATCAGACAAAACAACAGTTTGTTCTGTCATCTGAACAAAAGTTCCACGAACATAGTAAACACCATTACCTGCACTTACAGCAGTTCCTACTTGATTTGCGTTTGTGTTAAAAACAGAAGCAGAATTTGCATTGACATCATAACTTGTCGTGTGAGTTATTGCTGTATCAGCAAAAATGTTTTCATTTTCTGCAAAGACAAGTGTTTCTAAATCTGAACCAGCAGAAGAGTATTGAACATATAATAATGGTTGAGTTGTTGCAGTTGCTTCTTTAAATCCAATTACTTTTGCTCTAACGCCAGTAGTTGCACCTACAATAGTAACAGGTGAATCAGCATTGTAATATTGTGATACATTTATTGTTTCACCAGCAAAAGTACTTGATAACAAAACTGAAGCATAATCTCTGTTAATAGAAATACTACCTGGTATTACAACTGTACCTTCTTGAAAAATATGATTACCAAATCTTTCTATTTGATTTTGTAAAATTGATTGAAGTTGTGTTAATTCACGAGCCTGAACTGAAAATCCAGGTCGAAATAATATACGATGAAAATTTTTATCTTCTCTAAAATCATCGTAATATGGAGAAACATTTAAATCTGTTTTTTGTGCCATATTAAAACTCTATAATTATCTTTATATCTTCAGTTTGATCTGAAACTCTTTGTATCGGCTTTCTATTTTCTGTGTAAACAATGTTACCACTATCAGGTTGTAGTTCTGGGTTTGCATAACCATTAGCAAATGAAATAGTTTGTCCACCCGCTAAAGTTGTAGTGTCACTTACATCTGATATTGGTGTTCCTACTGCTGAACTTGTGGTTCCTGTTATGTTGTTCGCACCACTGAATGCAACGTATGATTGTGTTGTTGTTGCAGTTCCGTATGTAGAAAATCTTTCTTGTTGATAATACAAAATATTTCTAGTTGAATCCCATTCAACAACTCTTCCTACAGCACCTGTTGATGCTTGAGTTATTTGTTCGTCAACATCAAATGTTCCTGTAACACTTGTAAACTTAACAGCATAAGTAATTCTTCTTGTAGTTGCAGTCGCAACAGTTGTTGTTCCGAAATCAAATGGATCAACGACAATACCAACATTTCTAAAATCATTAGAGATTGTGAAATCATCACCTTCTGCTGATGTTAGAGTTGTGTTAGTCATTACAAAGTGTCCACCTAATTCATTAATTGCATTAAATCCATGACCGCCTTTTGGTGAGATTATTACACGAACAACACCACCTGTACCTGATCCAACAGATGAAGCACTTGTCAACGCAGCATCTGAAAACACATTAGTTAAACTTACATTTCCAAATGTGTAATTTGTGCCACCTGCGTGGATTGTTGTATCTGTTCCAGCAGTTAATCCAAAATCTTGAATAGAACCACCACTGATAGTAATACGAACTATTCCACCTGAAGCAGTTCCTTGATTTGTACCATCACCAAAAATAGGTGCGTAATAAGTTCCGTCTGTATAACCTGATCCAGCAGTAATTACAAGAGACTCTATTTTACCATCAGTTGCAGCTGCTGAAACTGTTGAATCTGTAGAAACTGGCATGTAATCAGTTGTTAAAAACTTTGTTGCTTCTGAAGCTGTGATTGTGTACATATATTTTAAAACATATCCACCTAATTCAAATGGTGAATTACTTGTTGATGTAGGTTCAGCACCTGAATATGCTGTTCCACCATTGTTGTTTAATACTTTATATACATCATTATTTGATGTTAAAAAATAAAATGTACCTTGATATAAGGAAGAAGCGCCAGATGTTGTTGGATTTGATGCTGATATGGTATCATCATATCTATCATAAACTGTACTGTTTGTCCAATTAGTTCTAGGAAGAGCATTAGAAACATCTGAACTTGAAATTAATTTAGCACCAATCATAGAATCCCAACGATAAAACTCATTTGAAACTGCATCTGCCGGGGTTGGTGGTGATGTATCTGATCCACCACTTGTGCCTGTAGTGAATGGGGTTGCTTTACCAATAAAAAGATAATATGTAGATTTTGCAGCTTCTGTAAATGATTCTACAAATTGATTTGCGTTATGCAATCGAAACTTTTCTGTAATTATTGCGGTCATGATTTACTCTTCCTTTGTTATATTTATATTATTATTTATACTCATTTTATGTCTTTGTAGAAATTACTGAACTTATTGTAACAGGTTGCATTCCTTTTGTAATGACACCTACAGGTCTATCTTGCGATACACTTAATGAATAGTTCTCTTTTGGTATTTGTCCTTTATCAAAAAATATGACAGATTCTTCTAATAAAAATTGTTCTGTTAATGCGTCAATATCAGATTCATCAATTTCAAATAATATTTTACCCCCAGCGTCTGTTGAACTTGCGTCTGTTCCGTCTAAAACTATTCTATCAAAACCATTTTCATCCTGTACACCATCTTGAATTTCTGGTTCTAATGATCTCTCTAAAGATAATCTTTTACCATTTGTTGCTGTTTCTAATTCTATTTTTACGATATGTGAATTTGGTGAATAATCTTCTATATTTAAGATACCATTTTCTTCTTGCAAAATGCTTTCATTATCTTCAGTCAACAATCTTGATCCTACATCAGCAAATGCACCTGTTGTATCATCTAAAACTATAAATCCACCACCTTCTAAAGCTATTCCGTCATCATCATCAAAACCTGAATCAATGTCACCCTGTCCACTATTAAAAGAACGAAATGGATATAACTCATCACTAACTACGGAATCTTCCAAAGAAAGTAAAAATCCATTTTCTAATTTTAATGGAGTAACCGAATCTTGTTCTAAAATTAATTTATTCACAAATTCTTTATCATTAATATTAAATGGTTGTTCTAATAATATTTTACTTGTTTTGATAATATCAACAAATCGTAAATCATCCATATCAGAAATGCTTATTAAATCTACATCAGTCGGATTATCTTGTAATAATTTTTCACCAATGTTCTGAACTTGTGATGCTGTAAATGTAACAATTGATGTTTCAGCAAGTATTCTATCTGTGTCACTTCCAACTGTTCCTGTTTCTTGAATGAAATTATCACCTGTATCTTCTTGAACAATAAAGTTAACCGCAGGTAATGGGTCTGTTCCGTCTAATATAATAACTGAAGTTATATTATCTTCAAGTAAGATACCATCACCATCTGAAGGTCCAAAAGAATTTTTTCCTAAACGAAGTAATAAATTTTGTTGTGCCATTATCTCGATCTCGCTTTTGACTGAACAGTTATTTTAAATGTTGGTATAAATACCAAACTTTGATTACCTTCAAAATGTGCTGTTTCTGACATCAATCTTCCACCTTCACCGTATTGGTCTATGGTTCCACTTTCGAATAAAATACTATCACCCTCATCTGTAGATGAACCATCAGTTCCATTAAATACAATCTTATCTGTTCTTGTACCAATTCTAGATGCAACAGGCACTGCTACATGACTTCTATTTATTTTTTCATCAAACAATAATTCAAATGTAGAAGCAAGAATTGGTGAGAATGTTTCTGTTGAAGGTACAGGTGTTGCTTGATCCTTTCCAGCATTTTCAACTTTTGCTGAAATAAATGTTGCGATTGAAACTTTTCCAAATGGTGCAAATCCAGCTGGATGAACTGCTTTCTTTAATTGTTGTAAATATGCAGCTGTTGATTGTCCGACTTGCACTTCATAAGAAAACTTTTGATAATAAAATGAATCTTGTATTCTTATTAAATCTTCATCAAGTAATGAATTAATTGATATATACTCACCTTCAGTAGTTCTTAAAACACCGACATTAACAGTGGCAGTAGATATATCTGCCAATATTACTGTTCCTGTTGCACCACTAGAATCAGTTATAACTACATCATTACCTGAAAAATCTATTTCATCTTCATTTAATAATAATTCACCTGCATTATTTGATAAACTATCCGTTCCGTCTAATACTATTTTGTCACCGACAGAACTTGTATCATCAGTTTCAAATAAAATTATATTACCATCTTCTAAAAGAAGTTTGTTACCAAACTCTTCAGTTCTTAATCTTGTGCCATCAGTTTCATCTAATAAGAATGCTGTTCCTGTATCACGTAAACCATCAAGTTTAATTTTGTCGCCAACATCTCTTTCCTGTTGTAAATTTGTTGATTCTAAAATAATCGTACCAGAGTTATCTTCAAATGCAAACCCAAGCAATGGATTTTCGCCATTAGGAGTTTCTATTAATAATTTGAATTTACTTACATATGATCTGTCTAAAATTAAATCATCACCATTATCAATAATAAAAGTTTTTAATTGTTCAGTTAAAATTGTTCCACCTTCATTCGAATGGTTTGCACAATAATAATAAAGTGTTGGTGTTCCTGTTGGAATCGTTATTTGAATAAATGCACCTTCGGTTCCAATTGGTACAGTTATATCTGAAGTTGTAACGCCATCTGTAAATTCAACTCCACTGCCATGCGTTCCGTCTGGTGTTATTGAAAATTTAAAATTATGATTAAGAGTTACATCTGAATTGTATAAAGATGAATCTGATAAATCAAATCTATAAGTATTACCTTCTTTTAATCTTAAATTTTTTCTTGAAACATTATCAATAATAAAACCTAATGAATTATGCTTAACATTGACATTAATTAATCTTGTCGATTCTGTAACTGCACTTGTTCCATTTAAAATAATATTATCTTCATCAGTTAAAGATACATCTTGTATATTTTCAGTAAGTAAAAAACTTTCATTTAGTGGTGTATTATCTTCTAAAACCATAGGAACACTTAATGATGAACCACTTTGTTCCATATCAAATCTAATTACATTTTCAAATGTTGTATCTAACTGTTGAATATCAGCATTCCAACCTGTAATTGTTCCTGTATGTGAGGTTAATGTATTATCTTTTGCAAAGGTACCGCTAACATCTTTTAATATAAAGTGTGCTCTAAATTTTGCATCAGGTATATCGGTTTCACTGTAATCAAATCCACTATCCTCAACACTTAATGAATTTGCAGCTCCAATGTCTGTTGTCAATGCAAGTATTTTTGCACCGCTACCATTGTTTGTATTTACTGTAATAGTTGGTAAAAATGTATATCCACTTCCCTTGTTTGTAAAAGCAATATCTCTAATAGAACTTGCTTCTGCAACAGTAGAAAAAGTCGCTTCTTCAAGTATGAGTTTTTCATTTTCTGTTGCAAAATTGTCATAAGAAACTTGAACGATGTTTGTAATAATAGTATCACCTGTATGTGAACTTAATGAATCTGTTCCGTCTAATATTAATAAATCATTTGGTTTTGGTGGATACTCTACGTAAGAATTACTGTCATATGTTCCTGTTGGTGCATCAACTCTTGCATGATTAACTTCACTTGATGGCATATAAAACGTAATATTTGGATATTCAATAAATGTATGAGGATGAGAATTAGATGCTCCTCCAGCGCCTGCTTCTGTCAAAAATAACGGGTAATAATATCCTGTTTTACCAGCACTTCGTTGATTGTATTCTGTAGTTCCATAAACATAAAAAGGACCGTCAACAACTTCAGTGGATTCTAAAGCAATATTAAATGATTGTTCAATATTTTTTGTTCCTGTTTCACGAACAATATTACCACTTCCGTCCTCTAGCAAAAATGCACCACCAACCGATGTAATAAAACCTGCAGCTCTAGTAATATTGTTTCCACCAGAAAAAGTTAATTTTTCTTTAGGCTTATAACCACTACCGATTTCATCAACTAAAATTTCTGAAACAGAACCCTCTTTGATTGTTTCTACAATTACATCGGCAAAATTATTTCCTTTGTTATCAAGGATCAAAGGATCAATCACTGAATTTAATATACCGTCATTAATTACATTTGCATTTGTAATTACAGATTTTATAATAAATGAAACTTCCGTATCTGATTCATTTGATATAAGTGTAATCGTTTCACCTGTCTGAAATACTCCGACAATATTTTCAATGTCTAATTCAGCAACAGAAACTGTGTTTTGTTGAAATACTGAGGCTGAATCAACAACAGCTATTGCACCAGATGTTTGTCCTGTTATTTGTTGTCCAACAGTTTCGGCTGCAGAAGCACCACCGACAGATTCACAACGTAATTTTAATTTTCTTTTCCATTCACCTGCTGAAACATTTAATATATTTTCATTGGGATAAAAAATATCTACATTTTCATTAAACAACAAACGCATAAAAAATTTATGACCATCTTTTGTTCCTTTGGCTGCATATAAATCTTTAATGTGTTTAACTAAATTTCTTTTCGATATACCACTTGCAAGTGTATTGGGAATAACATTTAAAAAAGCATTTCTAAATTGATCAAAATATTCAAATATTGCATTGTCTATATTTCCATAATCCAACATCTGTTGAATGTTTTGAATTGGATTAGTTTTAAATTCAATTAATGTAGCAGTTGCTCCACTTGTTAATCCTGTGATTGTTTCATTAAGTTCAAAACCTTTATTGCTTGTAATATAAATTTGAGAATTTCTAACATCTTCAACTAAAACAGTTGCTTCGGCACCAGAAGTCGAACCTTTTACTGTCTCGTTTACAAGAAACTCTGTTGAATCTTCAAGAACAATTCGATCAGTATTTTCTTCTAAAATATAATTAACAGTATTTGTTTCTTGAGTAAGATAGTTTGTTGTAAAACTAAATTTCATCCTTGCTGATTCAAGGAATCGATAATAGTCTTTTAAAAAATTTGAATAAACACTATGAGTGTCATCTTGTAAAAAATCTGGTAATTGACCTTTTACTAGAGGTGATACTTTATTTGTAAGTTTAAGTTCATTACTCATTACTTCTCATCTTAATAACTTGAGGAACCACCAGATGATGATACAGTTGTTGAAGCAGTTGAACCAGAACCTGTTGTGGTAAAAGTCGTACCTGAAGTAGTTTCAGTATCTAAATTACCATTAATTAATGTATTAGCAAAGTCAATTTCTAATATTTGATTTCGTACAGGCACAATATCATTTGTGCTTGGTATTACATTGATCCGTATTCTTGACGATGCAATGCCATCTACATTAGATACGCTTGTTATATTAATATTATTAACACTTATTAAACCAGAAGAGTAATCTATCGATCCTGCTTGTAAATCTGCATAGTTACGTGCTGTTCCTACAATTGCATATCTTCTTAAATTTCCCTCACCATCATCATCAAAAAAATATTCAGTAGTTGTGTCTGTACCAACTTTAAATCCTGTTGAAGTTAGAATACCACCCTGTGAAGCCAGATAACCATCCTCTGGGTGAAATAAAGAATTATTAAATGCGATGTTATAGGATGTTGTTGTACCTTGGGTTGGTGTGAAAAATTTTGACAATCTTACTGTCGTTGTATTATTCAAAATCGATTTATTTGTTTCATCAATTAATTTTGAAACTGCTGATGCTCTATATTGAGAATTAAAATTTAAAAGATTGTTTGTATTATAATTTTGTAAAGTTGTATTAATGGCAGCATTAAGGTCAGATGCTGTTTTAGTTGTGGACGATGCATCAAATTTATAATTTATTGTTAATGTTATAAATGTTGTATCTGGGTCAACAATAACAGGTGTAATTGATGCAACTGTATAATTTTTTAAATTATTAATCAATTGTGATTTTTGATTTGATGTTAAATTACTTCCTGTTGTTGTTTTGATTGAAATAAAAACTTTACCATATTCTGGTGTTGATGTAACACCTGTTGAAGAATTGTAACTTCCGTCTTCCCCACCAAAAACTGAAACGGCTTGAGTGTTTGCAAATAATCTTTTTACAAGTACTTCATAATCTGAGGTTGTCACTGCTCTTCCTTGTGAAGCATAATCGAGTGGTGCATTTAATTTAATTGATTTTAAACTTTCAGGTTCGCTTCCACCGCTTGCATTATCGATTGTTGTAACTGTAATGTCTGTTTCACCAGCAATAGAACTGGGTGGATTAAAAATAGAAACACCATTTGCTTCTGATTTATTTGTAACAACATATTTTAATAATACAATGTTACCATCTTCAAGAGCTTTAGAAACAACATTATCACCAAAAACAATTTCAAAACGTCCACCATCAGTTTCTTGTAAAAAATAAACTGTTGATGAAGAAGAGAGTTGTGTGATATCAGTCGCTTTGGTATAAGTAGTTGTTGTAGAATCCGTTGTTGAATTTTGAACTTGCACTGTAAGTGTTGTTGTATCTGCTCTATTATCTCTTAATAAAAATCGTTGTTCAATATCAGAGGTGTCAACAGTATATCTTGTTGTTACATAAGTTCCTTCATAAACATTTATATTATCAAAGTTTACTGAGTTTCCAAGTTTGTAATTCATTACATCATTAACAGTTACAAAGTTATAATCAACACCACCAAATGTTGTTGAGAATGCTGTTCCAGCTGGTATAGTAATTGATGTTGAATCTGTTTTTATGGAAACACTAATTGTTGCTTTCGCAGCACGTGCTGATTGAACTTCATATCCTAAATGTTTAGCATGAGAGACAATAGAAGAACGTAAAGATGCTGAATCTAAAAACATTTCATTGATTGCCATATTAGCATTATAACCTAAATAGTGAGTATTATATGCAAGAGTATCTAAGAGAATATTAATACCAGCACCTTCAAAATCATAATCTTTAAAATCTTCTTGTTCTTTTAAAAATACTTTTAAGTTTTCTTTGATTTGATCAAAGTCTAATTCTGTTACTCTTAATCTTTTTTTATTAATCGTAGTTGACATCTTATCTTAGTCTTTCTAAAAATATATCCATGTTTACTAACTGTGTAGGATGATTTCGTACATAAAAATCAATAGTAACAGTATAAGCGTTGTTGTCAAAATCAGGTGTTGCACGAACTGCTTGTAATCTTGCCCGTGGTTCATAATTATTAATTACATCTTCTACTTTTCTTGCAAGAACAATTGCAGTAATCGGTGTCATGTTTTCAAATAATAACTCACGAACACCTGAAGAAATTTCTGGGTGGAAAGGTTTTTCATGAGGATTGAGTTGTACAAGATTCATCAAAGAACGCTTGACTGCCTGTACATCTTCTACAATATTAACATCAGCATTGGTATTTTTCTTTGTAAAAAATAAATCTAAATCAGAATATATTCTAGGAAGTTTATCTTTTACGTTGGTTAATTGTGCGTCTAATCCAATTTCACCTGAAATGTGTGCCATGAATACTCTCCTATAAGAGTATTTATAACATTAATCACCAATGATTACAGTAGAAGAGCTGGAATCTATTTTACCAGCATCGGCACCATTAAGTTCTGTATCGTTGTCTAAAGTTGTATCCCCTTCACGAGCAGCTCCCTTTGTACCAGAATTTAAATTAATTGTTTTGCCTGTTCCACTATCTATTGTAATATTGCCATCTGCTTTGATTGTAAGATCACCTGTAACGTGAATTTTATCGTTGCCTGTTACAGTTTTAAATCCATTCTTATGTTGTGTGACTACATCACCGTTAGGATGAAACTCTACAAAAGAACCTGACTTGTGATATATGTGTATTCTTTCTGCATCTGTAGTATCATCAATCTCTATGATATGACCTGATTCAGATTCAAAGACATGATTTTTTGGATAAACAGCATTGTAAGGACTGTCAGGTTCACCTGTTATTGTATCAGGTGTTTTCGTAATCGTGTTTGTTCCTCTAGCAAGTTTATTGACATCTGATTGATTAAGTTCTTTAGGATAAACACCATTAGGATCATTAAATCCTTTAGATGTATCGATTTCTTGATTTGGAATACCAGGCAATGTTCCCATGATAATTGGTTGTTGTTTTTCGATATCCATAAAGAAACCAACGACCCAACTTCCTTCGACAATAAAACTAGGGGATGTTCCTATACCTGAATTAGATGAACTCGTGGTGGGAGCCATGCAAGTTGCCCATGGTAAATCTTCAGTGGGAATAGATGTTTTGTTATCCGTATGAATTCCTAACACACGAACTTGAACTCTTCCTAATTGACTTGGATCTTCTCGTGATTCTACAACACCGACAAACCAATGAAAACCATCGTGACCCATAAAATTTTCTGACATGTAAGTATTTATTACGACCAGTGAGTGTTATATAAATTACCTGCCAACATTATTCTTTCACCATATACAGGTTTGACTTCATGTTGAATGTGACCAGGAAAAACTAAAAGATCGCCTTCCTTAGGATTGTATTCATAATTTGCTGTGGGAAAAACAATCGGAGCGTAATCTGGCATTTTTATATAATATCCAAACGCAAATTGATACGGCCAATGCGAATGTCGTTTGGTTTTTGTTTCTTGAGTATAGTGAATACCCCACATTTCATTACAAACAAATTTTGTTTTGGCAAGTTTATGTGTTAAGGATTCAACTAATCGACACGCTTGTTGAGCGATGTATGCGTAACTATCATTTTCTAAATGCATTTTCCAACCAGTCATTTTTGCTTCGACATTGGATGTAAAGATTTCCCCACACTTTTCGAGTGTTGTTAATTCACAATCACGATGTAGAGATACTTGTTGTCCTGTTTTTCGATTGACTAATAATTCATCAGTATCATTAAGAATATTACGAATGGCAAAAGGATATTGTTCAACAACTTCAATATAATCTTTAGGCTTATTTAAATCTTTGAGTTTCATATTCTAAACATTGTCTCTTTTTTGATAGAATATATTATATGACATTCTTGGTGACACATCAGACGCTTTGAAGTTGTGCCATGTTACGTTTGGTTGTTTGCAAAATACCAGACACCGATTTGGTTTCCATTCGATCTCTTTGACAAAGTTTTTATTCTTATCGTATATAAGTGTTCCTAATGCGCCTTTGTCTGCACTTTCTGTATGTAGATACACAACTACGGACATGAGTTTTTCTTTCACATCAGTGTGAATACCATCTTCATAGTTCGTACCAAGTACAAGGCATTCCTCATGAATGTAATTGGGTTCTATCGTCTGCGAGAAAACATTATAATAAAGATCGTCCAATCGTTCTTTATACAATGTTGCCATGTTGATATCATTGTTGTCTATTCGACCTTTGTTCGAAACAGAGTTAAATGCATCCATGTGTTCTTCGACCAGCATTTCATAGTGACCTTCATGAAAGAAGTCATCAATGACTAAGTGTGGCCAGGGTTCCAAATTTAAATCTTTGAGTTTCATAATAAAGAATATAAATTAAAAATTAAAAAATGTCAAGAAGAAAGATGTGTGTTAAAATTATCGACATAACCATGCCAGGTCGAATCTGATAATGCAGTGACACCAAGAAAAGTGCAAAGATCTCCATAGTGAGTTGCATCTTTGTCTAAAATTTTATCTTGATAAAGTGTAAAATCACTAGAGGTTGTAGGATACTGAGTTTTTAACTCTTCTAAATTACGTTTGTAATGACTTAGTCTTTCATCCCAATCTGAAACACTTCCATAGTTTCCACTTGTATTTGCATCGATAATACGTTGTTTGTAAGTGGTTGTAAATGAAGTGTGAGTAAAATCATCCCATGTCACGTGAATGACTTTTCCACTAGCGGCAATAACACTGTCATAAAGTGTTGTATCAACAGTGTCTAAAAAACTATTGGTAAAACAATCTCCGTATAATGCGTTAGAAGAATCTCCCAACAATGTATGGACGAGATTATCAACGTTGGTAAACGCTGTGTCGGTTGGAGGGGATGAGTATTGATTATCGATATCTATTTCACATGTTGATAGATAAGAAACTTTATTTGCCAACGATGTCCAAGACGTTGCCGATAATTCTTCACATGCTGCATCTTGATCTTTGTAAGGAGATGTAATATTATTATTCCATTTTATATAACGATTAATAGCACTATCGTTAGAAGTGTCCACATACCCAGATGATTTCGCTATAAGATAACGCATGAAACCACCAAAGTCGTTATGATTATGTGATATGAAAATATGACCTGCCATTATATTCCTTTACCTATGTATTTATACGTTTTGAACGCAACGCATTACATCAGCGGTATAAAAAACGCTCGGAAACGCTTTTCGCTCGCTTAATTACTTTTTATTTATTCTCTTATTATTCTTTGTTCGTATTCTCTCACACCATCGGATAGAATCAACACTGTATATTGATACATGGGTTTGACTTCAGTACGATAGGACTTTTCCTCAAAACAAGCACTTGTCATTTTATTCTCTGTCAATAAAACTCCCACTAACGCTCCTACTGCCGCTCCTACTCCGTCTATACCATTTCCCAAAATACCTCCAATGATTCCATTCTTGATTCTCTCATTGTCTGTGTTATCATATTGGTGACATGTCTCTACTGTTCCTGTAGGGATTTTCACTTCTACATTTGTTGTGACATCATATTGACGTATAATCTTTAATTCACTTCCAAATGCGATATTCCACCAGGTAAAGAGAATGAGAAAGGTTATTGCGAGAAGAGACCAGACTTTCCACTTATTATCATTCTGCATAATAGTAATCCTCTCCTAATTCGTAGATTTTTTGTGCGATTTGCACTCCCATAGATCCAAAGATACTTTCTGCGAGAGAGATCGCTTGTTTCTCACCGACTCCGTCCATGTACCATTCAAAGACTTGTTCTTCGATTTCAATGACTTGATTCTTTAATTTTCCCATAGTAAAAATACTCCTTTTCTAATTTTAGTATATATGAATGTTAAGGGTTTGTCAACCAGTTTTTGGGGGGTGGGGGTTGGCGGTCTGTATGGGAATCGAACCCATCCCTCTGCCGTGACAGGGCAGTGTCCTAACCGATAAACGAACAAACCTGCGAAATATTACAGGGAATCTACATTGCATTTATAGATTACATTACCTGTACCACTTTAAAGGGCGGGGGTTACGGTAATGTCGCACCCTGTGTTAGTACAGAGGCCTATCCAACTTCCACCCCACACCTCCTTTGAGGAACTTTCGAAGAAGAACTCTTCTATG